TGGTACTGGAATTTCTGTATCAGCAACTACTGGTGGAGTAACTATTTCTGCTACTGCTACAGGGCTTCCCGGAGTTCTTGGTCAAGTCTTTACAGCATCAGGAACATTTACTATTCCTACTGGAGTTACTGCGGTTAAAGTTACTGTTTTAGGCGCTGGTGGTGCTGGTGGGTACTACGACTGCGGAGGAACTGGTTCAGCGTCAAATGGAGGGGGCAATACTACTGTTTCATCAGGAAGCCAATCAATTTCCACTATTACTGGTGGCGGTGGTGGTGGTGGAAATTTATCAGGAGGTAGTGCATCAGGAGGATCATTAAATTTAACCTTTGAAGCACAACCTACTTATGGTTCCGCTTTTGCAAATACAAATGGTCAACCACCAAACTTTAATAGCCCTTATGGTCAATATGGAAAAGGTGGTGATGGTCAGGGTGGATGCGGTCCAGGAGGTGGTGCTGGTGGTATGGCAATTACTTATTTAACTGGTTTAACTTCAGGTAATACATTGTCTGTAACAATTGGTGCTGGTGGTACTCATGGTACTTTTGGTGGTCAAAATGGCGGTAGCGGTTTAGTAGTTTTTGAATGGTAAAAAGGAAATAAAATGACAACTCAAAATTATTTAATAATTGAAAACAATGTAGTTACTAATGTTGTAATTTGGGATGGTAATACTGTTGATTGGCAACCACCAGCGGACTCTATTCAGTTGATTCAAGCAACAACTCCAGCGATGATTTGGGAAATGACTTCTCCTTCTACTGCCTATGTTTTAGTTGAAAAAGTAGGATTTGGTGGAATTGGATTTATTTATGACCCAACAACGGGAATAGTTACAACCAATCAACCTAAACCAGCATGATTAAATTACTAGAAGATGGCACAGTATTTGTAAATGTATTTGCTGAAGGCAAATATTAAAGTAAAATAAATAAAAAATAAGACACGATCCGTAGGTGAGTGGAGTTCCATTCCCTATTAACCCAGAATCGGAGAGATCATGGCATTATTTAGCAAAAATACCCTTACTCAAGTAAGCGGTTTTGACAATCAAATTATTGCTGGCGAACTAGTTTATGACCAAAAAACTTTTTGGAATTTAACTTTAGCCACAGACGGCACTCCAATTGATTTAACTGGGGTTGATATTGATGCCCAAATCATTCGTAGAGAAGTATCAAATCTTCAAGATACTAGATATGGCTTATCTTTTGATATTGCCGACTATGTTCCTGAACCAAGCCCTGTAAGTCTTACTATTTCTAATCGTAATGATACGGCTGGTTTTTTTACTTTAGTTATTGATGAAAGCACTTGGGATATTATTTCTTCCGATCCTGAATTAAATATTGCGGCTACAAGTCCTGTAGCATTTAGCGGAAGAATCAAAATTAGCTTTCCAGCAAGTGGCTCTACTCCAGCCCAAGATAGTATTATTTTCTTGCTATTTTTAGTGCGTTCTGACGGAGTGGTGAACTAATATGGGAATGACAGTCAATGTAACTGATCAAAATAATGTTTTGGTCAATGTAACTCCTACTCCTAATCAGACTATTAATATTGATCGTGGCTTAATTGGTCCACAAGGTTTAAGTGGGTATAGTGGACAATCTGGGTATAGTGGTGCTGTAGGTCAATCTACATCGGGTTTTAGTGGGTATAGCGGACAATCAGGCTATAGTGGAAGTGGTGTAAGCGGTTGGTCTGGTGCGTCTGGTATTAGCGGATTTTCAGGTAGTGGAGTTTCGGGTTGGTCTGGTATATCTGGGTTTTCTGGTTCTGGAATTAGCGGTTGGTCTGGAAAGTCTGGCTTTTCGGGTTCTGGCATTAGCGGATGGTCGGGGTTTTCTGGAATATCTGGTGCAACTGTTTCTGGCTATTCAGGATTTAGTGGTAGCGGAGTTTCAGGATTTTCAGGGTTTTCAGGAAGTGGTTTAAGTGGTTGGTCTGGAATCTCAGGGTTTTCTGGACAATCTATATCGGGCTTTAGCGGGTATTCTGGAACATCTGGTTATTCAGGTATTGGTACAAGTGGTTTCTCTGGCTACAGCGGTTTTAGTGGAGTTCAAGGTACATCCATTAATATCAAAGGAACTGTAGCTACTCCAGCCGATTTGCCTTTAGTTGGAAATTTACCAAATGATGCTTATATTGTTTCTTCCAATGGTGATTTATATGTATGGACAGGAACAGCTTGGCATAATGTAGGCGAAATTGTTGGTCCACAAGGGCAAAGCGGCTTTAGTGGATACTCAGGCTTTTCAGGAATTGCTACTTCTGGATATAGTGGTTGGTCAGGGACTAGCGGATTTTCAGGAGCAACTGTTTCTGGCTATTCAGGCTACTCAGGTTTTAGCGGGTCAGGTGTTAGCGGATTTTCAGGGTTTAGTGGAAGCGGCATAAGCGGCTTTAGTGGAAAATCAGGATATTCAGGTAGTGGGGTTAGTGGATACTCAGGATTTTCGGGAAGTGGAATCTCGGGCTGGTCTGGTTATAGTGGTGCAACTGTTTCTGGTTTTAGCGGGTATAGCGGAACATCAGGATATTCTGGTGCAACAGTTTCAGGTTTCTCAGGATATAGTGGTTCTGGAATAAGTGGCTATTCTGGATACTCAGGTGTAACAGTTAGCGGATTTAGCGGCTATAGCGGGGCAAGCGGGATAAGCGGGTACTCAGGAAGTGGCATATCTGGGTATAGTGGAAGCGGAATTTCTGGGTACTCAGGCTACTCAGGAGCAATGGTTTATCCTAGTGCTGGCATTGCAAACTCAACAGGGTCAGCATGGGGAACAAGCTATACAACTTCTGGAAGTGGGACTGTAGTTGCTTTAGCTACTAACCCAACTTTTACTGGGCTTATTGAAACAGTTTATGCAGTTACAGGCACAACTCCAGCGTTAAGTCCTACAAATGGAACTATTCAGACTTGGACATTATCAGGAACATCTACTCCTACTGCTGGTACTTGGACTGCTGGTGCTAGTCTTACACTACAAATTACTGCTAGTTCAAATACTATAACTTGGTCAAGTGTTCCTGTTACTTGGATTGGTAGTTCAGCACCTACTCTTTCTACAACAGTAACAACTAATATTGAATTGTGGAAAATAGGTTCAACTATTTATGGTACTTTAGTAGGTAATGCATAATGCTTAGTAAAATGTTAAGGGCTGCCGCTGGTAATCAAACAGTAGCACCAACTAGTGACGCAAACTTTAACCAAGTAGCTTTATTGCTTCATGGCGATGGAACTAATGGGGCGCAGAACAATACTTTCTTAGATTCATCGACAAACAACTTTACTGTTACTAGAACAGGCACACCCACACAAGGAACATATACACCATTTAGTCAAGCTGCTGGGTATTGGAGTAACTACAACCCTACTGCTTCTTATTTAACTGTAGCTACTAATGCTGCTTTTACTTACGGTACTGGCGATTTTACAATGGAATGTTGGGTTTATTTAACTACAACAGGCGCAATTCAATACATTATTGACCAAAGAAATAGTGGAACAGCTAATGCGGTAATACCAGCAATTTATGTTTCTGCTTCTAATGTGCTTACTTATTTTGTTTCCAATGCAGCACAAATTACAGGAACAACAGCATTAACAGTAGGCACTTGGTATCATGTTGCAGTTTCTAGGTCTACATTAGTAACTAAAATGTTTTTAAATGGAGTGCAAGAAGGCTCTAGTTATGTAGATGCAAATAACTATGCAGCAAGTCGTGTAACTATTGCAAGCAATGGAGCAACTGCTGGAAACTATTTGGTTGGGTATGTTTCTAATGCAAGACTAGTAAACGGTACAGCTGTGTATACAAGCAACTTTACACCTTCTACAACACCACTTACTGCTATTACAAACACTAAATTACTTACTTGCCAATCAAATAGGTTTGTAGATAACTCTAGCAACAACTTTGCATTTACCGTTACTGGAACACCATCTGCACAACCCTGGAGTCCTTATGCTCCAACTTCTGCATATTCAACAGGAACTAATGGTGGAAGTTTATATTTCCCTGGTGCGTCAAGACTAACTTTTCCAAACAATGCAGCATTTGCATTTGGAACAGGAGACTTTACTGTTGAATTTTGGTTTTATCCTACTGTAGCTGGTGCTTTTTTTATATTTCTTACAGCCAATAATTCTGGTAGTAGCGGAGCTTTTGTAATTACCCAGCAAACTGGAGGTGTAATTAATCTTAGTAAAATTATAACTTCAAACACAACCCTTATTAATAGCACAGTATTATTTAATTTGAATACTTGGAATTATATTGCAGCATCAAGAACATCTGGACAACTTTATCTTTTTGTTAATGGTCAGCAAGGTGGAACAGTAGCCGATACTTCAAGCTACACAGGAACAAACCCAAACTTAGGCGCAGACAACAATACTACGTTGCCTATTACTGGTTACATTTCTAACTTCCGAATCCTTAAAGGAACTGGTTTATATACTGCGCCTTTTACGCCTCCTACCGCACCAATTTCGGCAATTACTAATACATCAATTTTGTTAAATGGCACTAATGCTGGTATTTATGACAATGCCGGTAAAAATGATTTAATTACCGCATCTAACCCCAAAGTTAGCACTAGCGTAGTTAAGTATGGAACAGGCTCAGTATCTTATGCAGCAAGTAGTAACGGCATGACTGTTCCTTCTCAGCCGTATACAACGCTTGGAACTGCTAACTTTACGATTGAGTTTTGGTTGTATTTAAACTCTACGGCTAACGGTGACTTTTACGACCAACGCTCAACAGGTACACAAGCAGCGCCAGTATTGCAATTAGCTAGTTCTGCAATGACATACTATGTTAGTAACGTAACTCAAATTACTGGTAGTGCCCTATCTACCGGACAGTGGTATCACATTGCGTTAACTCGAAGCGGAACAAACACACGCTTGTTTGTAAATGGAACTCAGCAAGGTTCTACCTGGACCACAGATTCTACAAACTATGTATCCAATAACTTAGGCATTGGTGCTTATTTGCCAACTCCTACTAATAGCTCAAACTGCTATTTAGACGATATTCGGATTACTAACGGCATAGCTCGTTATACAGCTAACTTTACACCACCTACTGCAGCATTCCCCAATCAATAAGGATTTATATGTTAATAGCTAAAATTGAAAATGGACAAGTGGTTGATGTAGCTGATTACCAGTCTATGTATCCTGATACTTCTTTTCCTTCTAGCGGACCAAATGAACAGTTTATGGTTGAAAACAACTGTATGTATGTGAATACTTATCTTGACTATGACCCCACAACTCAATGCTTAGTACCAGCTACTCCTTATATTTTAATAACAGACCCAGCACAACCTTTAAACTGGGTTTACACAGTAGAGGTAGCACAATTAACCCCAGAGCAGATACAGCAAATGCACGACACTTTGACTACTCAAAACCAAGCTACTGCCAGCCAACTGCTATATGCTACTGATTGGACAACTATTCCTGATGTTACCAACCCAGCCAATAACCCCTATTTGACTAATCAAAATGAGTTTTTAATATATCGTAATGCAATCCGTAAGATTGCCGTAAACCCTACATGGGATGCAGTATTTCCTGAACAACCAGTAGCTAAATGGTATAGTTAAAATATGACAATACAATATACAATAGTAATACCAACATATAACAACTGCGAAAAATACCTTAAACCCTGCATTGATTCCATAATCAAATGGACTGATATGGCTGATGTTGAATTAGTCATATCAGCTAATGGATGCATAGACAATACTTCTAGGTATTTACATTATTTAGAAACATCAATTCCTAATCTAAAAGTGGTTTGGAATGATGAACCTTTAGGCTTTGCCAAAGCTACTAATGAAGGCATCAAAGCAACTTCAGCAAGCAAAATCATCTTGCTAAATAATGACACAATTTTGCTAGAACAACCAAAGAATAGATGGTTGAATATGCTAGATAAGGGTGATGTCAATTATGTATTAGGTCAATATTCAGAAATCACTAAAAGAAGATTTGGTATTTTCTTTTGTGCTTTGATTGATTGCAAAGTTTTCAACACTATTAATTTTCTTAATGAAGATTATGGTACTGGTGGATGTGAAGATATAGAGTTTTGCCTAAAAGCAGAACAAGCTGGCTTTAGTCTTGTAGATTGTGGAAACAATGGAACTTTCCCCATCTATCACAAAGCTGAAGGAACAATGCTAGACCCATCCTTAGTCCAAAATTGGTATGATAAGTTCTTGCTTAATCAATTAAAGCTGGCAGAGAAATACAACAAAGAATGGTACTACTGGAGACTTTCAAACAATTATGAAAGAGCAATATTTCTAAAAGATGATACAGTATTCCCTAGAGAAACCCAAAGATATGAATGGGCTAATGAAAATCTATTTGGTAAGAATGTCCTTGAAATTGGATGCTCTACAGGCTATGGAGTTCAATTCTTCCCATCAGATATTGAATATCTTGGCTTAGATTATGACCCTATTATTGTAAATATAGCCAAAAACCAACAATGGTTGCCAACTGCTAAGTTTGAATGGGCTGATATTAATTCCTATGAACTTGGGCAATATGACACCATCATAGCTTTTGAAGTCATTGAACACCTTGATAATGGGCTAGAGATTGTAAAGTTATTGCAAAGCCATTGTAAAGTTTTACTAATTACTGTTCCCCACAATGAGCCAAAAGGATTTTGGGGTGAGCATCACAAATTGCATGGGCTTACTGAAGCTGATTTCCCTGATTTCAAGTTTGAATATATAGATGAGCATGGCAACATTACTAGCCATTTAAGAGCAGTTGATCAAAATAATTCATGCAATTTAATGATCTGTAGGTGGGAAAATGCCTAAAGTTCTATGTTCAGTAGCAACTAGGGGTAGATACTTTACTACCCTTCCATTGGTTTTAAGTGCCATCATAAATCAGTCTAAACCAGTCGATAAACTGGTGATATTTGATGATAATGATGAACCAAAAGATATGCGACAAGAATTGATTTATCAGCATTTCTTTCAGATATTAGATTTTAAAAAGATAGCTTGGGAATGGGTATTTGCTGAAAAAAAAGGTCAGCATCATATCCATCAGAAAGCCAATGAAATGGGATTTGATTGGGTCTGGAGAGTAGATGATGATGCTATTCCAGAACCAGATGTATTAAAAAATTTATTTAGTTACGCAACAGCAATAGATAGTATTGGAGCAGTAGGTGGTTCTATTCTTACTCCACCGCTTCAATTTGAGGGATATTTTCCTACTGGCAAAATAGAAAATATTGATACTGAACCAAATATTCAATGGTCAAATATTTCTAAAATTAAAGAAGTAGATCATCTTCATTGTTCATTTCTTTATCGTGCTGGAGTTCAAGATTACAACTTAGGGCTTTCTAGAGTTGCTCATAGAGAAGAAACTTTGTTCACTTATGGATTAAAGCAAAAAGGCTATAGAATCCTTGCCGCACCACACGCAGTTACATGGCATTTAAAAAATCCAGAAGGCGGTATTCGTAGCGAATCTAAAAAGGAAATGTATGCTCACGATGATCAAATTTATCGCAATATCATCAACTACAGAGATAAGACTATTATTATCCTTAATTGTGGGCTTGGCGATCATATTGTGTTTAATAAGCTCCTTCCTGATATACCAAACCCTGTTATTTTTGGTTGTTATCCTGAGATTATTCCTTGTCGATCTATTGCAGAAGCTAAAGCACTTTTTGGGGATATAGAACATTGGAATATTTATAAAAAAATGGATCAATGGAAATGGACTGATAGCTTAGAAAATGCTTATAGGAAACTTTATCTATGATCATTATTCACCCTTATGCTAAAAAGCTAATAAACGGTAAAAGAAATCCTAAAAACTATCCATTTTGGAAAGAGCTTATATCTTTAATAAATGAACCTATTGTCCAAATAGGGATTGAAGGAGAAAAACAACTTGTCGATGATTTCCGTAAAAATCTTCCAATAAATGAATTAAGGCTATTAATTAAAGAATGTAATACTTGGATAGGAGTAGATAGTTTTTTTCAGCATCTTGCGTGGTCTGAAAATAAAGCTGGAATAGTATTATGGTCAGTAAGCGATCCATTAATTTATGGACATACTATTAATAACAATCTTTTAAAAGATAGAGTATATTTAGCAAAGAATCAATTTCTCTGGTGGGAAAATACAGAACATAATTCTGATGCTTTTGTAAAACCAGAAGAAGTAGTAAAATTGCTTTAAATTCATAAAATAAGATTCTTAATAACTCTAATAATGGT